GTTGTCCACACGGAAGATGCGGTAGTATTGGTTAGTCTTAGCAGATGCAAGACCGTCCGAAGGAGTACCACCAACAAATGGGTTAGAAGCCATGCCGTAGCGAGTCTTGAAACCAATTTTTGGTTGGAAGGTATCTTCACCAACTGCCTTAACCATCTGTAGAGGAACGTAAGGGCAGTAGAATACACCAGCGTCATATGGGTTAGTACCTTTGTAACCAACAGTTACATAATCGGTAGACGCATATGGGTCGATGTAAACTTTGATACGACCGTTCAAAGTACCAGCGAAGGTGTTACCTGTGTCATCAACGTTCAAGTTGGTAGACATTGCAGGAGTGTAGTCCAACATACCAGAAGCAGCAAGTGCAGTCGCAACATCTGAAGAACAGATGATTACGTTACCTTTACCACGACGAGTGTCTTTTGCAATTTGGTTCGCTTCGCGATCCAACTGCACAACCAGACCCTTGAATTTCTCAGCAGACCAACGACCGTCAGCATCAGTGTTCAAGTCGAAGATACCTTTGGTGTATGCAGTTTGCGCACCAGTCTTCGCCTGAGAGTTGATAGTACGGATAACTTCACGGTTAATTTCCGCCAAGATTTCTGTAGACAGGATGTTAGCCAACTCAGTCTCAGCATCCAAACCGTGGATTGCTTTCAAGTCCTGAGCAAGTTCAAGCGAGTATTCCGCTTTCAATGCACGAGACTTCGCAGTCACAGTCTGACGCTCGATGGTGAAGCCCATCTCTTGGAATACGTCACCACCCGAAGAACCGAGTGCTTCCGCCCAACCAGTAGAATCACCAGTACCAGTGATGTCGGTCAAACGAGAGTCATCAACACTAGAGTCGGTAGAACGAGCAGGAGCGCTGTTAGATGAGTCGTCTGAGATACCGTTGAAACCAGACACGTTGTCTGAATCGTGAGTACCAGTACCAGAGAAGTTGGTTTCAGCTTCGTTGAACAACGCTTCACGAGATGAGGTAGAACCCGCACCGTAACGCGCTTTCATTGCGAAGATCAAACCAGTAGGGCCTGACATAGGTTGTACACCAGCAACGTCGTATGCCATCAAGTTAGGCATTGCACGACGAACCAATGAGATCAATACTGGATCCCAGTTGTTTGCAGAAGTGGTGTTGTTAGCAGGAGCGTCTTCACGGAGTGAACCGAAACCCTCTGCCATACGTTGTTCCATCATCGCTTTTTCTTGGTTTTCCAAGATTGCAGCGGTAACTGCTTTACGATGATGATCCTTGATCTCACCAGCAGAACTTTCGTTCAGTACAGGAGACCACTTTTCGATAAGTTGATCGTAAGATTGTTGCATGATAGTTTTCCTTTATGCTTTAGTTTGTCTTTTAATTGCATTAAGGTACATCTCCATCGCGCCAGAAACTTCAACTTGCGCATCAGCTTCGTTATCTGCGATTTCCTGTACTTCTTCTGCGATTTGTTTCGAGAAATAAGATTCTTTGATGGTGCCAACTTTCTTAGTGAAGGACTCTTCACTTTCGAAGTCAACATTCTCAACCAAACCTTTTAGTTTCTCAACTTGGGTGTCTGCCAAATCACGGCAAGCTTCTGCGATAATCGCATTGCGCTTGTATTCTTCTAGTTCTTCGGCAAGTTTGATTGCATCACCAGTTTGTTTGTTGAGAGATTCCTCCAACTCAGAAACTTGTTCTGCAAGTTCATCAACTAGGTCTACCTTGGACTCAGGCACTTCGATGTACGACTCGACGAACAAGTCTTTCATCTTCTCCATGAAACCTTCTGCAATTTCAGTACGGAGACCGTTCTGGATTGCAACTTTGTTTTCTTCCATCCAAGATTCAACAACGTAGTTCAAGTAACTGTCAACTTTTTCTACAAGGTCAGATTTGATGGTAGATACTTCTTCCGCCAATTCTTCTTTGTATTGTTCCTCAAGACGAGAAACTTCTTCTGACAGTTTAGACTTAACAGCTGCTTCGAAGATCAATGCGGTCTTTTCTTTGAACTCTTCTGACAGAGTTGCCTCTGACTCAACGAGTTTATCCAATTCCGCAGTTGTGTCGATTTTTTCAACAACAACTTCTTCACCTTCCAATTCCAAGTCTTCGCCCATGTATGATGCATACATCTTAGACATTTCTGCCTTAGACATACCGTTCATCTTACTGAACATAGCATTGATCATGCCTGCCTTGGTTTTAGGAAGTGAAGTCTTCTTAGTTGCATCAGCTGCTTTATCCACAGAAGCGATAGACTCTGGTTCGCTCACTTGTTGTGCATCAACAGCACCACCTTTGCCTTTTGGCTCAGATGCTTCTTCAAGAGTTTCCTCCACGATTTCGTTATCAACCTCATCGTGAAGTTCTACTTGACTTTCTGCTTTATCAGTCATAGTGACTCCTTAAATTTTCGATTTGATCAACGAGAGGAAATTCTTAAACTCCCTAATCTGAACGTCGGGACGTACAGACTTTGGTGCTGTTTTAATTTCAGTCTCTATCTCTTCAATGACTTGAGGTTCTAGAATGCCGTTATTCCAGACCCAATCCACACCTTCCATTATCCCATTAACGAAAGCATCCGGTGCGCTAGGATCTTGCACGATATCCACCGTGTTTAGAATAAAGTCGTCTTTGACGTACATTACACCATTTCTAGATTCAAGACTTCCCATACCACGAGTTGAAACGCCTAATTGAACACCACCCTCAAGAAGACCTTTCACAATCTTACCCATTGGAGTATCCAATATTTGCGCTTTTCCGATCACATTATTTCCCTCAAACTTGAGGTCTG